GTGAATTTCCCCCTCCTGAAAATTCCTGGGTTTCATGATCAACTTTTGCCGTCACGCTGCGTGACGTAGCCCGGTACTGTGAATCATGCACTGCTTCAGTGGTGTACAGTGGGAGCATGACAAGAAAGACATGGCACACATGGACCAGGTTCACCGGCCGGCGCACACAGAAGGGCCATTCCGTGGTGGAGGTCTCGTATGCAGACCAGCTAACCGCCAAGCTGGCGGAGGCGGACCAGCTCAATGCCGAGCTGACGAAGGCCAAGGCCTCGCTGGCCGAGCTGGCGAAGATCAGCGAGGCGCTCGTCGGGCTGGCGAAGGAGGCCGGGGCGTGACGGTCAGGACAGAGGTGCGGCTCCCGGATGAGCTGCACGCCAGGCTCACCGTGCGGGCCGAGACCGAGTTGCGCTCGATGAACTCGATGATGCTCATCGCGATGCGGTTCGGGCTGGACGAGATGGAGCGCCGCGAGAACCGCGGCCACGACAACGCGAAGGACGCATGATCATGGGAACCCGCTACTACCACACTAGTAAAACCGCCTCCGGCCGGACGGTCCGCACCAGCAACGGGCCGGGCACCGAGATGCTCCGAGTCGCCTTCCAGGCGACCGGCGTGATGCTCATGCTCGCCGTGGCCCTCGTCTGCCTCGTTGTCGCGGGGCTGGCCTGGATTGTCACCTGGGGCCACTGGGATGGTGCACCCCGCCTCGCCGGTGTTGCCTGCGGCATCGCAAGCGCGGCCACCACAAGTAGGAATGCATGAAAATGATCAAGATGACCGGCCTGGTTGTGGCCTCGATGCTGGCAGTTGCGGGCCTGATGGCGTCTGGATGCGGCTCAACTGCCCCTCCGGTGCCCGCAGTTAGCCGCGCTGCCGCCGCGACGCCTGTAGTGCGACCGGCTGTGACCGTGGTCCGCACTGTCACAGCGAGCCCGTCTCCCCGGCGCCATCATCACCAGTCCCGGCCGGTGGCGCAGCCAGCAGCACTGCCCGTGCCGGCGCCGGTGAACTCCGAGGCCGTGGTGGACCAGTTCTACCAGGACATCACTAACCACGACTACGCAGCAGCGTGGGCGCTGGGCGGTGACAACATCGGCGGGATGCCCTACGCCCAGTGGGTGGCCGGCTACGCCACCACGGCCAGTATCAGCCTCGGCACGGATGCGACCTGGAACGGCCCGACCGTGAACGCGGAGCTGGTCGCGCTCCAGGATGACGGCACCGTCCGCACCTACCAGGGCACGTACACCGTCACCAGCGGCGTCATCACCGCCGCGAACATCGTCCAGGCCAGCTGAGATGTTACTGGCTAGTAGGCCATGAATCTGACCCGGGACTTCTTCGCGGGCTCCTGGGTGAGCGCCACATAGATGGCACCCGCGGCGGCGTAGGCAGCATCGACATGGCCTACGCCGCCCCGGCGCGTGAACCGCCAGCCGTCCCCGCTGGGCAGCTTCTGGGCCCCGGAGACATGCGCGTCGAGCAGAGCCTCCGCGCCGTGCACGATCTTCCTCGCTGAGACCAGGTCCGCCAGCCCCTGGCACGCCTCGGCGACCTTCATCCCGGTGATCTCCAGCGAGCCGGCCCGGGGGCGCAGCATCGGCGCGAAGGCGGCGCCAGGGCCGGTGGGATACCAGGCGATGGACACCGGCCTGATCCGGTCGAGCAGCTCCGGCATCTCGTCGCGGGCCTGGTCGGTGCTCGTCCAGGCCCGCACGACCTCAACCCGGGTCCGGCCGTCGTCCAGCTGGGCTGCGGCAGCCAGGGTGGCATGGGCGCCGTCTGGGGCGATGTCGAAGGCGCAGCTGACCCGGCCTTTCAGGCCCTCCAGCGAGCCGGAGGGGTCCGCGCACGCCTTCCAGGCGTTGTAGTCGACGGCGCCATCTATCTGGTCCACCTTCTGGCACAGCACCTCGGTGCGGAACACGCCAGGAGGGTCGGTGCCGAGCGCTGACCGGATCGCAGCGTGCGAAACGGTGTGCCCGAGTCCCGGGTTGGCCTGCGCCCAGGCGACCTCGTCGTCCAGCTCGCATCCGTCTGCTGCGGACCACTCCAGCAGGCAGATGGACGGGTCGCGTCCGGACAGCGCGGCATCCCGCAGCTGGTTGAGCACCACGCTCTCGTCGTCGCCGGCGTTGCTCATGCACCAGATCTGGGAGTTGTGCCGGGCCATCGTCGTCTTGGACAGCGCAGACCAGGCATCCCAGGACCGCTGCTCACGCAGCTCATCGATGTTCAGCTCGTCGATGGAGAGCCCACGCCCGGCCTTGCGGTTCGAGGCGGCGATCTTGTACCTGGACCCGTTGCTGAGCATGAACTGCTCGTCGCCGTTGACGTTGCGGACCTTGGCCAGCTCGTTCTTCAGGTCCGGGCAGGCCAGGATGGTCTCCTGGGCGTAGTTCCACTGCTCCCGGGCCAGCGAGACGTCCTGGGCGCAGCCGAGGATGAAGCTCCGCGGCTCCATGTAGAGGCGCCAGAGGCTCACAGTGCGCTTGAGCTGGCTCTTGCCGTTCTGCCGGGCAACCAGGATGAGAATGACCCGGAACCGGTAGCTGCCATCGGTGAGCAGCTCCATGGCGCGGATCACCGCGTGCTTCTGCCAGGGCAGCAGTGGCTCGCCGGCCAGTTCGGCGAAGTCGATGATCTCGTAGCCGCGGGAAGTCTTCCGGCTCAGCGGCCGGAGCGGCTCGGTGAACAGCCGGGGCTCGACCTTCCCGGTGATCTTGTGAAGCCTGGCCCACTCGGCAGGGAAGCGCTCCTGGAGGTGTCCATCACAGACGCGCTGGGCAACTGCCGGCTCATCGCAGTCCCGTAGCCGGCAGGGCGCCTTACGCGCGACGCGCGGACCGGAGCGCGGCGAGCTGGCCGGTGCCACTGAACTGCTTCCCTTCCTTGACCTTGGACCGGGCAACCGGGGTGGCCCCGAGGGATTCCAGGGCTTCATGCAGGAGCGGCGCGATCCAGCGCATACCCCATTCCGGGTTGGCGCAGTCGTCAATCACGGACGCATAGCGACGCGCTAGGGCAGCAATTGCCTGATCACGGTCCTGCAATTCCAGTGCTGCTATCGCTGCGTTCACGCAGGGCAGCAGAAGCTCGTCAGCGTCGCGCAAACTCCGAGTTGCCATATGCAGCTCCGTCGGCCACACTTCAGGTAGATCGCTAGCCGGCTAACGATCTCTTTCCTGAATGTTAACCGCTCGGAGTGATGAGTGGCAGTCACGGCGATTCCCAGGACCCACGGCTCCGGTTTCGGCCAGAGGCTCTCTCAGTGGTCCGCAGGAATCGCCAGTGCCAGTGTCCGCACCGGCCGGAAAGTCATCGAGCCGCACCGGGCTGCACTCCGGAACCTCGCCTCGATCCCGCTCACTGTCCTTGGTGCCGGGTGCGTTGACGTAGGCATCTTCACGGCGAACTCAGTAGCCGGCTGGATCTGCACCGGGCTCTCGCTGATCCTCGTTGAGCACGTCATTGCGGACGAGAAGTGAAAAGCGCACTGCGGCGGCTGCGCAATGCCGGGAACCCTCCGGTGCCGATGGCGGCGTCCCAGTTCCACAGCCTCAGCTATCTCACGTCCAGCGTCGCGGGCTCCGAAAACCTCATGCACGCCTACAGCGTGATGGGCACCGTCTACTCCTGCGTTTCCCTGTACGCCGAATCCTGCTCCCGGGTCGAGTGGCACCTGTTCCGCAAGCAGCCGAAGGATGCACGGGTCCGCTACACCACGAACGACAACCCGGTGGACCAGCGCACCGAAGTGGTCCAGCATGCCGCGCTGTCGCTGGTCAACAAGCCGAACGACTTCTACACGCGGACCCGGCTGTTCGAGGCCGACCAGATGTACCTGGACCTGACCGGCGAGTCCTACTGGGTCCTGGGCCGCGACGGTGGCGTGAACTTCCCGACCAGTATCTGGCCGGTGCGCCCCGACCGGATGGAACCGGTACCGGACCCGGAGAACTACATCAAGGGCTGGATTTACACCAGTCCTGATGGGCTGGAGAAGATCCCCCTGGCGCCTGATGAGGTCATTCAGGTCGTCTACCCGAACCCGCTGGACCCGATGCACGGGCTGGGCCCCGTCCAGTCCGTCCTCGTGGACGTTGACGCCTCGAAGTACAGCGCCAACTGGAACCGGAACTTCTTCATCAACTCCGCGCGCCCGGACGGCATCATCACCGTCCCCGACTCATGGGACGACACCGAATACGAGAACTTCTCGAACCGCTGGCGTGAAGCGCACCGGGGTGTGGCCCGCGCTCACCGGGTGGCAATCCTGGAGAACGGCGCCACCTGGCAGCCGAACCAGATGTCGGTCACCGACATGGACTTCGCTAACCTGCGGAACCTGACCCGCGACATTGTCCGTGAGGCGTACCGGATGCACAAAGTGATGCTTGGTGTGTCCGATGACGTTAACCGCGCTAATGCGCAAACCGGCGAGGAAGTTTTCTCCAGCTGGGGCGTGGTCCCGCGCCTCGACCGCAAGAAGGACATGCTCAACAACGTCTTCCTGCCCATGTTCGGCTCCGCCGGTGAGGGCGTGGAATTCGATTACGTCACCCCGGTGCCGACGAACCGGGAGCAGGACGCGATGGAGCTGAAGAACAAGTCCACCGCGGTGCAGCTCCTGGTCTCCGCTGGCTATGACCCGCATGACGTTCTCGAAACGGTCGGCCTGCCGGACATGGGCATCGCCGAGAAGGCCACCCAGCTGCCCGCCCTGCCGCCCGGCTGGGTTCCCGGCGCCCCCGCAGCACCAGCTGGCCCGCCACAGCCGGGCGAGTCGGCCGACCAGCCGGAGCAGATGGCTGCACGGGTCCGCAAGGTCCTTTCAAACGGTCACCAGCCAGTCGAGCTGGCCGGGAGGTTCTGATGGACAAGCGCCCGCTGCGGACCACGCGCCGGCTGTCCAACCTGCAGCGAGCCGGCTGGTACAAGGTCGTGCGGAACGCCACCGGGCCCGCCCGGGTCTCCGTCTACGACGAGATCGGCATGTTCGGAGTGTCCGCCCAGGACTTCGTGAACGAGCTGGGTGGTCTCCCCGGTGACATCGAGCTGCACGTGAACAGCCCTGGCGGCGATGTCTTCGACGGCATCGCCATCTACAACGCCCTCCGGCAGCACCCTGGCACCGTATCCATCGTGGTGGACGGCCTGGCCGCCTCGGCTGCGTCGTTCATCTGCCAGGCCGCGTCCCCGGGTGAGCTGGCCATGGCGCCGCACTCCCAGCTGATGATCCACGACGGCTTCGGGATGGCCATCGGCAACGCCGCGGACATGCGGGAGATGGCCGGCCTGCTCGACAAGGCCAGCGACAACATCGCGTCCATCTACTCGGACCGCACTGGCCAGCCGGCGGAGACGTGGCGCACCGCGATGCGCACCGAAACCTGGTACAGCGACCGCGAAGCCGTCGACGCCGGCCTGGCGGACAAGATTCTCGGCGAGGAAGCCCCTGGCAGCGCCTGGGACCTGTCGGTGTACAACGGCCCCGGCGGGCAGCCGAAGCAGCTCGGTGACGGCTGGGTGCAGGACCCCGACGGCAAGGTGCGGTTCGACCCGGACGGCGACGGCGACGACGACAGCACGCCTGAAGGCGACAAGGACCACGACTACTGGGATGCGGACGGCAAGCAGATCAAGCCCATCCCGCCGAAGCCCAAGGCTAAGCCAGACCAGACCGGCCAGTACGGCCAGCTGCCCCGCAACGCGAAGTACAACCAGGACGACCGCGACCGCATGGCCAAGAACGGCCAGGCGATGGAGGACGGCTCCTACCCCATCGCTGACGCCGAGGATCTGGACAACGCGATCCATGCGGTAGGCCGGGGCGGCTCAGGTCATGACGCGATCCGGCGCCACATCACCAAACGCGCTAAGGCCCTCGGCCTGTCGTCACGCATCCCGGACAACTGGGGCGGTGACGGCTCGATGGCCTCGCCTTCAAGCCAGTCCGACGAAGACATCTGGGCGGAACTCGCCGTCCCGGAACTGTTCCGGCTCGACCTTCCGGAAGGGAGCAAGTAATGACCAAGATCGTCATTCCGACCGGCTCGGCTGAGCTGGAGGAGATGCTGAACACCCCGCAGGTGCTCAAGAACGTGATGTCCGACCCGGACACACGCAAGGAGTTCCTGAGCAAGTACGCGGTTGTCACCATGGAGAAGGACGGCAGCCTCAAGCAGCAGATCAGCGAGCAGCTGCAGCTCGGCATGGCCGAGTTCGTCAGGGAAAACGGCCTGGGTGGCGGCCATCCGCTGAACCGTGCCGGCCTGGTGAACGGCAAGCCAGGGCTCAGCGCGGACGGCACCCCGGTGATCAGCCGCGGGAAGGGCGCCGTATACAACAAGTACTCGCCTGGTGCGGGCTTCGAGGCCACGTTCAAGGCTGAGGACCGGTTCGGTTCCATCGGCGAGTACTGCCAGGCGATCCGTGAGGAAGCCCGGCCGACCTCGAACCCGGGCCGCAAGACGCTGCTCCAGAAGCTGGAGAACGTCCGGTCCTTCCAGAACAGCTTCGGGTCTGAGGACCCGGGCGCCGGTGGCTTCCTGGTCCCCGAGATCATGCGGTCCGAGCTTCTGCAGCTGGCCCTGGAAGAGTCCATCGTCCGGTCCCGCGCGACGGTTATCCCGATGAGCACGCTGCGGGTGCCGATCCCCACCGTGGACGACACCAGCCACGTGTCCAGCCTGTTCGGCGGCGTCGAGTACTACTGGGCCGAGGAGTCTTCGAGTCTCACCGAGTCGCAGGCCAGCTTCGGCCGGGTGGTGCTGGACGCGAAGAAGCTGACCGGCTTCTTCAAGGTCCCGAACGAGCTGCTCGCCGACGCACCGGCCTTCTCGGGCTGGTTCGACACCCGGGTCCCCGCCGGCCTCGCCTGGTCTGAGGATGTCGCGTTCCTGACCGAGACCGGCGCTGGCACCCCGATGGGCTGCATCGGTGCCCAGAACCCGTCCTACGTGCAGGCCGCCCGCGCCGGTGCCAACCTGATCGCCTGGGCTGACATCGTCGGCATGTATGCCCGGATGCTGCCGCAGAGTTTGTCCACCGCCGTATGGATCGCATCCATCGACACGTTCCCGCAGCTGGCCCTGATGAGCCAGACCAACCCCGGCATCTGGCTGGGTGGCTGGGCTGCCCGGGACGCCTCGGATGCACCTCCGGTGAACATCATGGGCCGCCCGGTGATCTTCACCGAGAAGGTGCCGAAGCTGGGCACCGTCGGTGACATCTCCTTCGTGGACCTGTCCTACTACCTGATCGGTGACCGGCAGGCCATGGCCATCTCGGCCTCGGAGCACTACGCGTTCCAGAACGACCAGACCGCATACCGGATCATCGAGCGCGTCGACGGCCGGCCCTGGCTGCAGAGCGCCCTCACCCCGCACAACGGCTCGACCAGCACCCTGTCGGCGTTCGTCGGCCTGGCGGTCGGTTCCTGACCAGGTAGGGGGCGGGCAATGAATCCCCCGCCCCCGAATTAGCAGAAGTGCAGTAACGCCCACTTCCAAGAAAAGAGTCTGAAATGGCAGGAATGAAGGCCCTGGGGAGGGTCCTGGATGTTATCCCGGGCGCTTCCGGCATCGGCATCAGCCTCAAGAACGCGTCCGGCATCGCGTTTGTCGCCCGCACGAGTGCCACCGGCTCGGCGACGCTGGCGTTCACCGCCGCAACGTCGTTTGGCGGCAGCTACAACAACGCCACCACGGCCAGCGGGTTCGGTCAGCCGGGCACCTGGTACTCCCGCGTGGCCTCCACCGCCGCCTGGACCTCGCACGCCGGGTCCTGGTCGACCTCGACGCTGACGGTCGCCGCTACGTCGAGCTACGCGTCGTACGTGGACTTCCTGGTGTCCGAGCTGGCTGACGGCTACGACTACATCAAGGTCACCGGGGTCAACACGGCCGACCTTACGGCGATCCTGTACGACCTGACCGTGCAGCGGAAGCCGGAGAACCTGGCGATCGTGAGCGCCTGACCATGACAATCGTGGCCGAAGTCTCCCCGTCCGCTGCGGCGGCCAGGGAGGCTTCGCTGCGCTCAGGTACCGTCTTCTGGGCGTGGCTGCACGGTGAGGACGTGCGGGCTGCGTTCATGTCGTCGGTGATCGCCATGCTCACCAGCGACAACGCCGCACTGCTGGGGTCGTTCCTCGACCAGCCGTCCGGGCCGAACCTGTCAGTAACCAGGAACGCGGCAGCCTCGGCACTCATGGCCAGCCAGCAGGAATGGCTGTGGTTCACCGACAGCGACACCGTGTTCGGCCCGGAGACGCTGCCTGCACTGCTGCGCCTCGCCGACCCGGCGAGGCGCCCCATCCTCGCTGCCGCCGTCCCCGTGGTGGCCCACGACCCCGGTATGCACCCGGTGGGGGAATGGCCCTCGCTGCACTGGGCGGCTTACACCGACCATTTCGGGCAGCTGATCCCGTGGAGCGTGAAGACGCCCATGGACCCGGTGCAGAAAGTCGCGGCAGTGGGCACCGGGTGCGTGCTCATCCACCGCTCGGCGTTCGAGGCGGTCGGGCCGGCCCCGTTCAGTGAGGAAACGGACGACGGGATCTCGTATGGCGAGGACCTGTCGTTCTGCCGTAAGGCGGCGCGGGCCGGCGTTCCAATTCATGTCGCCAGTGAAGTGAGGGTGGGTCACGCGAAGGTGGTGACCTTGTGACATGGCAATCGTCGTGGGGGTATCAGATGTGGACCTGTGACAGCTGCGGCTGCCTGGCCATCGCTTCTGCCCTGACCCGGTGCCCAATGTGCGGAAAGGAGCGTGAAATGCCGAAGGCCACGAGCGGTGGTACCAGCAACCGCTGGGCAGCGCAGGACGCGCCGGAAGCTGAGGATTCCGGGGTGACGGCCAGCGGCGGCGTCAGCCTTCCTGCGCCGGAGGCGGAGCAGCCTGAGGACGACTCGCCTACTGCTGCGGTCCGCGCCTGGGCCGCGGACCAGGGCCTTGAGGTAGCGGCCCGGGGCAAGCTCCCCCAGCTGGTTCTCGACGCGTACGCGAACCGGGACAAGGCGGGCTGACATGTCCTGGTGGGCACTGGACACCACGCTTAAAGAGCGGGCTGCGTACATCGAGTACTACCGGGCGCAGCCCCCGGTGGCGTGCCCGAATGACGGTGAGCCGTTGCAGTGGGGGCCACCGCAAGCACCAGGGATTCTCTACTGCCGTTTCGACGGCTGGCAGTATCCCCGCGACTATGACCCAGATACTCAGGCAGGGATGTGAGCAGCCATGGCTAATGCCCCGAAGTTTTACCAGACGCAGCTGAAGACCAATCTTGACGCTATCGCCACGCTGCTGAACTCCGGCTTCCTGGAGATCTACTCCGGCGGGCAGCCTGCGGTGGACGGGTCGCTGACCGGAACGAAGATCGCGAAACTGACGTTCGGCTCGACCGCGTTTGGCGCGTCCAGCGCTTCGGCCGGGACGGTCACCGCGACAGCGAACTCGATTACCTCGGACACGAGCGCCGTCGGTGGCACCGCCGGATATTTCGCGCTGGTGAAGACCGACGATTCCACGGTGGTGGCGACCGGTTCGGTGGGCACCTCGGCTGCTGACCTGAACCTGAACTCGCTGACGATCAGCTCCGGTGCGACGGTGTCCTGCTCCAGTTTCACGATCACGCAGTTGCAGAGCTAATCGGGGCTCGCCTCTGGGAGGTGAGTCATGACCGTCTCCTCGGTCGGCACGCCTGCTGTCGCGTCGGCGGCGTTCACCACCACGACGCAGACGGTCACTGCAACGTGGGGCACCGGGCAGACCCGCACCGCGGGGAACCTGCTCGTCGGCGTGGTCACGGTGTACGGCACGACCACGGGGGTACTCGGTGCGGCCCCATCCGGGTGGACACTGATCCAGTCGGTCACCGGTTCCAGCCGGGACGTCACCGCGTACTACACGAAGGTCGCGGCGGGCACTGACACCGCCCCCGTCTTCAACGGGACTGAAACTGGGACCGCGGCGGACGCCACCATCGCCTGTGTCATGTTCGTGCTGTCCGACAGCGGCGGTGGCACCCCGGTGGCCGCGACGGACGGCACCGCAACCGGCACGACCGGCACCCTGTCTCCCGCGACCACCATGAACGTGCCGTCCGGCGGCTGCTTCGCGCTCGCCGGGATTGTCTGCGGCCACGGCACCACCGCTGCCACGATCACCTGGACCACGCCGTCCGGGTGGACCGCGTGCACCACCAACCAGACCGCCTCGGCCCGGTCCCAGATGGCCGTGTTCTGGGACTCGTCCGCACCCTCGTCCGGCAGCACGCTCAGCGTTGCCCTGGCGCACGGCACGTCCACGACCGAGTCGGCGCTCATTCTCGTGGTCTCCCCGCCAGTAACGCCGGCCTGGGCGCTGGCGCAGTCCCTGAAGTCCACCCCGAGCACAACGGCGACCATAGCCGCCACATTCGGGTCGAGCGTCACCAGCGGGAACAGGGTCTTCGTTTTCACCGGCAGCAACTTCGGCAGTGGCGACGTCAGCTCGGTGACCGACTCGCAGGGCAATCTCTATACGAAATTGATCAGTAATAGCATCGTCGCCGACAACATTTACGGTGACATCTGGACCGCCGTCGCTACCAGTACCGGCACGCTGACGATCACCGTCGCCGGGGCGACGCCAAGTCCTTCGGAATACGGCTGGACCGCGGCTGAATACAGCGGACTGGACGCCTCCGCGGGCAGCGGCTGCCTCGACGTGTCCGTCGCAGCCACCCCACCCGGGGAAGGCATCGAGAACGTCAGCGCGGGCACCACGTCCGCTGTCGCCGGGGCAGGCGAGCTGGCCCTCTGCCTGATCGCGGACTGGGCATCAGCGACATGGACGGTAGCGGGTGCCGGGTTCGTCAAGAACACCGCCGCGTCCATCGACGGGAACAGTTTCCAGGACGTCGGTGTCGCCAGCATGAACACGAGCAGCGGTGGCGTCACCTGCTCGTGGACTCCTTCTGCGGACGCTAACGGTGCCGCCTGTATCGCCGTCATCAAGCTGGCGACGACGTCTAACACCTCCACCGGCTCCGTGGCGCTCCCGAAGGCCGGTATCGCGGGCACCGTCACCGAGGCGACCACGTCCACCGGGTCGGCCGCGGTCCGGCGCTACGGCATCAGCGCCGCCGCCGTTGAAAAGTCCACATCCACCGGATCTACGGCTACGCGGCGCTACAGCCTCGCTGTCACCGTCACCGAGACGACCAAGGCCACGGGGAGCCTGGCGCTCCCGCGGACCGCCACGTCGGGGACTGGCTCGTCCTCGTCATGTTCAGGCGGTCTCGCCCTCCGCGCAGGTGCCCTCACCGGCGCTGCTACTGAGGCATCCACATCCACCGGCAGCGCCGCACTGCACGCAGGAGGGCTGTCCGGGGCAGCGTCCTCGTCGTCGTGCGCCGGCTCCATCGCGCTCCCGCGGACCGTGATGTCCGGGACCGCCACCGAGAAGTCCACGTCCGCAGGTTCCCTGGCGCTGCCCGCTGCGGGCCTGTCAGGGGACGCCAGCGAAGAGTCCACGGCTGCCGGTTCAGCGGCCCTCCCCGTCACCACCCTGGCCGGCACGGCAACGGCTACCACCCCCGGCGGCTCTGGCTCCATCGCGCTGCCTGCAGGCACCTTGGCCGGCAGCGCCACTGAAGAGTCCACCAGCTCTGGCAGCGCGGCGCTGCCGGCGGTCAGCCTGCTGGGCACGGCCACCGAAACCCCGGCGGGGAGCATTGAAGGCTTGATGGCCGTGCCTGCCACGGCCATGTCGGGGAGCGCCACCGAAGAATCCACGGCTGCTGGCTCCCTCGCGCTCCCCGCTGCGGGTCTCTCTGGCGCAGCCGCTGAAGAGTCCACGTCCGCCGGCTCGACGGCGCTCTCCGCAGCGGGCCTGGCTGGCGTGGCCAGCATGGAGAACACCTCCGCTGGCTCCGTCGCCCTCCCGCACAGCGCGCTGGCAGTCACCGTTACTGAGACGAGCACCGCCGCAGGTTCAGTGGCTGTGGCCGTCCCCGGCCTGGCTGGCACGGCCACTGAGACAAGCACGGCTGCCGGCAGCCTGACCCTCCCGCACAGCACCCTGGCGGCCACCGCCGCAGTCATCGCGCCGGTCACCGCTGCGGGCAGCCTGGCGCTGCCCGCCATAACAGTGAGCGGCTCCGAGATACAGACCCCAGGGGCTGTCACCGTCACCCACGCGCAGCCCAGCGCCGTTCAGCTCAGTAACACCGCCGCGGAAGTGACCGTCACGTCCGTTCTTCTCAGGCAAGTGCAGGTCAGCAACACCGCCGCGAAGGTCACCGTCACCTCAGCCCTCGTCGAGCACGTACTGGTAGGGAGCGCGCTATGAACACATACATGTCCGGTTCACTGATCCGCAGCTCGGCTGCGTACACCGACACCAGCGGGACTCCCGCCGACCCCAGTTCGGTGGTGCTCCAGTACAAGGCCGACGCGGGGGACACCACCACCGTCACCTATCCCGACTCGCCAATCGTGAAAGACGGCACCGGCGCGTATCACGCTGATCTGGACACCAGCGGCTGGGCCGGCCCGGCGAGACAGCTATGGATCGTCGAATGGACCGGCACCGGGACTGTGCAGGCCATCGGGGTGGACTCCTGGGAGGTGGAACCAGCCGCCCTCTGAACCACTGCAGGTCAGCGCTAGTACCAATGGTCTAGACCAGCTATCCTGAAGGCAGCCAGTCCCACCCGGTGGCTCGCTCAGATCGCCGGGTTCTCGGGCAAGAAAGCAGGGTCCAGGATGGCGGTTAGTTCGCCGTGCTATTGCACGCGGGATGAAGTGATGCTGGCGCTGGATTTTCATCCCACGCAGCGCTCGATCTCATTGGTGGACAACGCCATCCAGGCCGCCGCGAACGACATCTACGGCATCCTGCACCGCCGGTTCTATCCGGAAGACGGCATCAAGTATTTCGACTGGCCCAACTTCCAGGGTGCCTACCCGTGGCGTATCTGGTTCGAGCAGTACGACCTGATCGTGGCGACACTGGTCACCACCGGGGGCGTGACGATCCCGCTGGACGACATTTTCTTCGAGCCGGTGGATAAGGAAGCTAACGAGCCGTACGTCTACATGGAGCTGGACCGTTCCACAAACGCGGCGTTCGGTTCAGGTCCCACCCCCCAGCATGACGTGGCGATCACCGGCACCTGGGGCTACACCGCGCAGGCTGCCCCAGCTGGTGCGCTGTCCGCTGATGCGGCCGACGACGACACCACGATCACCGTTACAGACGGCTCCCGGGCCGGCGTGGGTGACGTCCTGCTCATCGGCTCTGAGCGGCTGCTCGTCACAGACCGGGCCATGGTCAGCACCGGGGTGAGCTTCACCGGGCCCGCTACCGCGCAGGCGAACGACAACCTGGTCGCGGTCCCTGACGTCACCGTGTTCAGTCCCGGCGAGGTGCTGCTCCTCGACGCTGAACGGATGTACATCAGCGACACGACCGGCGGCGCCCTGGTCGTCAAGCGCGCCTGGGAAGGCACGATCCTCACCGCGCACACCTCGGGCACGATCTATGCGAACCGGCAGCTGTCTGCCGCCCGTGGCGCACTGGGCACCACCGCGGCGCCGCACAGTTCAGCGGCTGCGGTCTCCCGGCATGTCCCCCCGCCGCTGATCACCGAGCTGGCTGTCGCCCTGGCCGAGAACACGGTGCTGCAGAAGACCTCCGGCTACGCGCGCACCGTGGGCACCGGCGATACCACGCGTAACGCTTCTGGCGCTGGCCTGGCTGACCTTCAGGCCCGCGCCTGCGCCCGCTATGGGCGCAAGTCCCGGGTGCGGGTCGTGTGACATGGCCAAGTCCCGCATCAACGTCACCGTCAACACCAGCCAGTCCGGGCCGGTCTTCGACGGCAGGGCCACCGCAGCCATGTTCCGCTGGCTCGACAAGGCGAAGAAGGATGTCGCCGAGCGCGGGGTCGACGTCCTCATGGAGCGCGCCCTCAAGATGGACAAGACCGGGCGCTCCACCGGCCACTACGCCGGCACCTTCCGGACCCGCATGACCACCTATAACGACCAGATCGTGGATGACGGCGGCATCGTCTACGGGCCCTGGCTTGAGGGTGAGTCGAAGCGCAACAGCTCGACCCGGTTCAAGGGCTACCACCAGTTCCGCCGGACCCGGGCGCAGCTGCGCAAGGAAGCCAAGGACATCGCCCAGGGCAGCCTGGACCAGTTCATCGTCCAGATGGGCGGCACGCCGTGAGCTTCGACGGCGCCGCGGTGCGCGACCTGCTGAACGCTCTCGTCAGCCACGCCATGGCGATCGGCTACTTCGAGCGCGTCAACACCCATGAGCCCAAAAGCGCACCAGGAAACGGGCTGTACTGCGCGATCTGGGTGGACACCATCGACCCGGTCACCTCGTCGGGCCTGGCCGCGACATCCGGGCGGGTGGCTTTCCACATCCGGGTCTACAGCAACATGCTCGGCGAGCCGCAGGACGACATTGACCCGAACATCCTCGGAGCGGTCTGCGGCCTGCTGGATGACTACACCGGCCAGTTCGAGCTAGGCGGCGCCGGTGGCACCCGGAACGTGGACCTGCTCGGCCAGCACGGCCAGGCACTGTCGGCAGCCGCTGGCTACGTGAACATGGACGGCCGCATCTACCGGGTGATGGTCATCGTGATGCCGGTTCTCGTTAACGATCTCTTTGAGCAGGTGAGCTTATGAGTAAGCAGTCCGGCCTCGGTGCGACGTTCCTGATCAGCGGGCACGACCTGTCCGGCGACGTCGGCTCCCTGGACTCCATCTCCGGCGGTCCGGCTCCACTGGACGTGACCGGCATCAAGTCGTTCGCCACCGAGCGCATCGGCGGCCTGCGCAGCGGTGACCTGCAGTTCACCTCGTGGTTCAACATCGGCACGGGACAGGAGCACGCCGTGCTGAAAACCCTGCCTGCCACGGACGTCATCGGGTCCGGCTATTTCGCCTCACCTGCCATCGGCAACCCGGCGTTCAGTATCAATGGCAAGCAGCTGAACTATGACCCGACCCGCGGTGCGGACGGCTCGCTGTCCTTCAAGATCGAAGTCCAGTCGAACTCGTACGGCCTGGAGTGGGGCGAGCTGCTCACCGCCGGCCTGATCACTGACACCACGGCGACGACCCATACCTCGAAAGACGAGGCGGCCGGCACTTCCTTCGGTGCCCAGGCTTACCTGCAGGTGACTGCGATCACCGGGACCTCGGTGACGGTGAAGGTGCGGCACTCGACGGACAACAGCACGTTCACCGACCTGATCGCCTTCACCGCGGCGACCACTGCGGGTGCCCAGCGGGTCGCGGTGACCGGGACGGTGGACCGCTACATCGAGGTCGTCACCTCCGGCACCTTCACCTCGGCGACATTCGCAGTGATGTTCGCCCGCAACACGGTGAAGGTGGATTTCTGAAATGCACCAGCCGTTCCGCATCGACCCGCAGATGCCCGCCACGTCGTACAAGAGCTACCAGATTGCAGCTCCGCTCTCGACGCACTGGCGGCAGGCGACGTGCGAGGAAGTGGCCTGCCCGCACTTCCTGTCCGGCTGGCGCACCGAGGTGGACGAGAGCACCGAACTGGGCCAGCGCCAGGCGCATTACATCCGCCATGACAGCGCCCGTGCACATACCGAGGACAAGCGCCCGGATGGGCTGACCGACTTCACCTACCCGGCTGGGCAGCGGTGCTTCCGCTCCGGTGAACACAAAGTGCGCCTGGAACGCCCCGAGCATTTCATTGAACGCGGCGGTGACTGGCGCGGGAATCCGCACGGGGAACGCCGCGAGCACGTCAGCCCAGACGACTGGCTCGACTCATTCGCCAATCATCAGGATCGCCTCGCGGACCGGTTCCGCCAGGGCTGAGAAAGGAAGAAGATCATGGCAAAGGCATCGGGCCTGGGCTGGACGACTCTCACCGTGAGTGACGCCAGCGCCTCGCCGACCGTCATCAAGAATGACGTGACAAACCTGTCGTTCTCCACCCCGCGGGCCGTCCAGGACGTCACCGGTGTGGACAAGTCCGCAAACGAGCGGCTGCTGCTGCTCGCCGACTTTTCCGTCACCCTCAACGGCGTATTCAACTCGGCGGTCTCGCACCCCGTGTTCAAGACCGTCCCGTCCACGTCGGTGGCCCGGCTCACCACGCTGGTAGTCAATTCGCAGACGCTGAACGACTCCGCCAGCTCCGGCGGCGTCAACTGCCTGTACACCGACTACCCGCTAACCCGGGCCGCGTCCGGCGAGCTGACATGGGCCGTCCCCGGCGTGCTCGCCGACGGGAACGTCCCCACCTGGAGCTAATCGTGGGTAGCCGCCCATATGCGCGGCGTGCGGGCAGCGAGTTCGAGCCTCACTGCCCGCCGCCGTCACTATAAACGGAGGGATGAGATGGGATTCCGGCGCGAACGGAAAATCTACAAGCTGAAGTTCGAGGACCCGGACCTGGCGGGCCTCGAAGTGCTGGCCCGCTCGCTCCCCCTCGGTGAGTTTTTCAAGATGTCCAGCCTCACCGAGGGTGCGGAAAATATGGCTGGCGTGGCCGCGCAGGCTGAGCAGCTATTCCGGGAGTTCGCCAAGTCGCTGGTGTCCTGGAATCTGGAAGACGAGAAAGGGCGCCCGGTACCAGCGGACTACGACGGCATCCAGGGCCAGGAGTTCGACTTCGTGCTGGCCATCATCACTGCGTGGATGGAAGCCATGGCCTCGGTGAGGCCCCCTTTGCCCATGCCGTCGAGCAATGGCGCGACTTTCCCGGAGGCGTCACTGCCGATGGCGAGCTTGTCGCCGAGCCTGGTGAGCTGACTGAAGCGCAAACCATTATTGGGCTATGTGAGCGGTTTCACTGCCTGCCCAGCCAGTTGATGGAAGAAGACGCGGAGATCCTGCGGCTGCTGCGGATCGTGGATCTGGGAAGGAGGGAAGCACCGGATGGCCAGTAATGTCGTGGAAATCCTGGTCAAGGCGAAGGACAACACAAAGCAAGCTTTCGCTGAGGCGAAGGCCAACAGCGAAGACCTGAAGAAGTCGATGGCCGGCATCGGCCAGGGCGCCGGGATTATCGCGCTCGGGTCTTCCCTCACCGCCATGGCCGCCCCGCTGGGCGGCCTCACCCTTGCCGTCGGCGCCTTCGGTGCGCTGGCAGCGCCCACCTTCAGCAAGGTGGAGAAGGCGGTCACCTCCACGGGCGCGGCCGGCAAGAAGGCATGGGCGCAGCTCGACCCGACCCAGACGGGTATCGCGAAGGCCATCGAGGGGATTAAGACCAGCTTCGAGCAGGCCAGCAAGGCCATCGAGCCGGCCATCCTGTACCTGGTCAAGTTCGGCGGGGTCATCCTCCAGAGCCTGATGCCGTCCCTCCAGATCCTCGCCAAGGCAGGCGCGAGTTCCATCTCCGCGTTCCTGGCGCCGCTGCTGGGACTGGTCGCCAGCCCGTTCTTCAAGCAGTTCGCGGACATGATGGCCAAGCTCGCAGTCCAGGCATCCCAGATCCTCGGGCCGGCCCTGGTGGGCCTCCTGAAGGTCCTGATGCAGATCTTCATGGACGTGGGGCCGACCGGGATCAAGCTCCTCGCGCAACTGGCCCCCGCGTTCGTCCAGATGGTCGCCGCGCTGACCCCGATCCTCGTGATCGGCGCGAAGGTCTCCCTGGTGATCGTGGACATGCTCTCGAAGTTCCACCTGCTGCCCCTCGCACTGGGGCTCGCCACTGGAGCACTGCTGGTCTTCAAGCTCGGCATGGCGGAGACGTTTGCCACCATGCTGGCCAACCCGTTCGTCGCGGTCGCTGCCGCCCTGGTCGTGCTGGCCCTCCTGATCATCAAGTACCACAACCAGATCTGGGACACGGTCAAGAAGATCTGGGGTGACGTCTACAACTTCATCAAGACGACCTGGGACAACATCCTCAGCTTCGCCAAGCAGTGGTGGCCGCTCCTGCTCGGGCCGTCCGGCGTGATCATGAAGTACCACAACGACATCTACAGCTCCATCAAGAAGATCTGGAACGACATACTCGGCTTCTTCAAGTCCATCTGGAACAGCATTAAGTCCGACGTCAGCTCGGACGTCAGCTCGATGAAGAACACGCTCTCCTCCGCCTGGAACGCCATCAGCAACACGGTGAAGAGCACCTGGAATGCCGTCCTCTCGTTCTTCAAGAGCGTCTGGAACAACATCAAGTCGACGGTCAGCTCAGACGTCAACTCGGTGAAGAGCACCCTGTCCAGCGCCTGGAACGCCATCACTAACGCAGTGAAGAGCGCCTGGAACTCCATCCTGAGCTTCATCAAGTCCGTGTGGAACAACATCAAGTCCGCGATCACCTCGGCTGCTAACTCGGTGAAGTCGTTCCTGAGCAGCGCCTGGAACCAGATGTTCTCGACCGTGAAGAGTGTCTGGGGCAACATCGTCTCTTTCTTCAAGGGGATGCCGTCCAAGCTGGTCGGCGCCCTCACCGGCCTCGGCCACTCGCTGGGCAGCTTCGCGTCCGCCGCGCTGAACGAGATGTGGAACGCGTTCAAGCGGGTCGGCGGCGACATTGAGAGCTGGTTCTCCAACTTCGGCAAGACGATCGTCAACGTGGTCAAGAAGATCTGGGGTGTCCTGTCGCCGTCCTCGGTGTTCGCGGAGATCGGTGACAACCTGATGCTCGGCCTGGAGAAGGGCATCAAGCGCTCCGCGAACAAGGCGCACGATGCGAACAAGGCGGCGCAGGTGAAACTGGCTGCCAGCAAGGCGGCCAGTGGCAGTGGCAGCAAGTACACGGGCAGCTTCGGTGCTGGGGTCACCCAGTGGGCTCCCGACATCCTCAAGGCGCTGGCCATGCTGGGCCAGTCCAGCTCCAACCTGGGTGCGGTCGAGCACCGCATGATGCAGGAGAGCGGCGGTAACCCGAACGCGATCAACCTCACCGACATCAACGCCCAGCACGGCGACCCGTCCCGCGGGCTTATGCAGACGATCATGACGACGTTCGAGGCGTACCGCTCAGATTCACTGCCGAACAGCATCTACAACCCGATGGCGAACATCTTCGCCGGGCTGAACTACGCGGTCAACTCTCCCGGCTACCGGGGACGTTCTCTCGCGTCGGTGATGCTGCAGCCCGGTGGTTACGCCGCGGGCGGCACCGGCACCGGACTGGCCATGGTTGGTGAGCATGGCCGAGAGCTGATCCGGCTGCCCGGCGGCTCGACCGTGCACTCCAATCCTGACACCGAGCGGATGATGAGCACCGGCGCCGGCACGAACGTCACGGTCAGCTTCGACTCCTCCGGCCAGAGCGCCTTCGAGCAGTTCATGCTGACCACCATCCGGAAGTTCGCCCGGGTCCAGGGCGGGGGCAACGTCCAGCAGGCATTCGGGCGGAACTGATGGCCAACGCGACGTTCACCGCGAAGTTCACCACCGCCGGCACGTTCACCTGGGTCTGCCCGGCCGGGGTGACGGCTGCGCAAGTCGAGTGCTGGGGTTCCGGAGCTCCCTCGGTAGCTGCAGGTTCCGGCCTGGGCGGCGGCGGTGGTGGTGAGTACGCCGCTGAGCCGGCCCTGGCGGTCACGGCCGGGAACTCTTACACCGTCGTCGTTGGTGCCGCCTCAATTGCCGGGACCACCGGAACCAGTGCAAGCTCCACTGTCACCGGCGGTTCGCCGGCCGTCACCGCCCACGGCGGCACGGCAAACGGGACAGGCTCCCAGACTGGTGGCGCTGGCGGGACTGGCAGCACCAACACCACGCACCACAACGGGGGGGCTGGCGGCAACGGGAACGGCACTACCGGCGGTGGTGGCGGTGGCTCGGGCGGGACCGCTGCGGCTGGCAATGCGGGCAGCACCGGAGCCAGCGGCGGGGCTGGTGCTGTCGCAGTCACCGGCGGCGCCGCTGGCGGCAACGCCCAGACCGCAGGCTCGGCCCCGGGTGGTGGTGCTGGCGGCGTCTCCGGCTCGAACGCTGCCGCCGGCAAAGCCGGTCAGGTCGTCATCACCTGGACGATGGCGAGCACGGCCACGATCTCAGCGAGCACCACCGGCGGCACGTACCAGTGGACCGCGCCCAGCGGGATCACCTCGGCCTCATGGACGATCAGCGGGACCGCATCCTTCGACGGGCACACCAGTACCAGCACCGAGAGTGTCGTCGCGGGGACCGCCTACACGATCAGCGTGGCATCCAGCTCGTCGCTGGCGATCAGCTGGATTCCCCCCAATACGAGCACCGGGTCGGCAGCGCTCCCGAAGATGGGGATATCCGGGACCGGGCTGGCCCTGACCGGCGGTCACCTGGTGCTCCCCAAGGCGGCACTGTCGGGCACCGGTACCCAGTCGCTCGTCATCAGCGGCTCAGCAGGCGTCCGCACACCGGTGCTGGCCGGCCGGATCTTCCAGGGATTCCCGTTCCCGGCGCAGCCACTGATTCTGCTGTTCGAGCTACTCGTCGGTGACACGTGGACTGACATCACTGACTTCGTCTACCAGCGGCAGACGATCACGATCGTGCGCGGACGGCCTGACGAATCCGCGACAGTCAACCCGGCGACGTGCACGTTCACGCTGAACAACCGTGACGGCCGGTTCTCACCACGCAACCCGGCTTCTCCCTACTATCTGCTCATCGGCCGGAACACGCAGCTGCGAGTGTCCGCGCCCACCGCGGTTATCCCGTCGCCGCTGTCATACCGGTTCTGGGGTGAGGTCGCCGAGTGGCCGCCCACCTGGGATAACACCGGCCAGGACATCACTGTCCAGATCACTGCGAACGGCATCCTGCGGCGGCTCAACCAGAACGCTGCCCTGCGGTCCGCGCTGTTCCGGTACTACCAGACGCTGGCTGCCCCGCCGCTGGCTTACTGGCCCGCTGAGGATGGCAGTGCGGCCACCAGCCTCAGCTCGGGCCTGACGACCGGCTTCCCGATGACGTTCTCGGGCGCACCGTCGCTGGCCAGTGATTCCGGGCTGCCAGCGTCCAGCCCGTTCCCGTCGTTCAACGGCGCCACGTTCACCGGCGCAACGGGTATCGCCGGTGCGCTGCCGGTGGCCCAGACCACGGTGCTGTCCACGACCGGCACCCATACCTGGATCGCCCCGCCGGATATCACCTCGGTGCTGGTGCAGGCATGGGGTGCCGGCGGCGGCGGCTCTGGCTACAACGGCAACACGGGCGGTGCTGGTGGTGGTGGCAGCGAGTACGCCTCCGGAAGCCTGGCAGTCACTCCTGGCAATTCCTACAGCTACACGGTCGGTGCGTCCTCGGCTGGCGTCAGCGGCGGTAGTTCCGTCATGCATGGCGACAGTTCCACGTCCATCACCGCGCACGGTGGCACCGCAGGCAGCTCAGACGGCGCCACCGGCGGGGCAGGAGGCACCGGGAGCACGGCTGCCACCCACTTTGACGGTGGCGCTGGTGCGGCAGGCTCCGGCGGTCCCGGAGGCGGCGGCAGCAGCAACACCACCCAGCAGAATCTGGCCTACACCTCGGACGCCACGTTCAACGCGCCTGCGGATATCGACGGCACCGTGACGGCCTACGTCTGGGGAGCCGGCGGCGGCGGTGGAGGTGGTGGTTCCAGCAGCGGTGGCGGCGGTGGCGGCGGCGGCGGCTTCAGCCAGGGCAGCCACTCAGTCAGCGGCGGCAGCAACTACCCAGTCAAGGTGGGCCAGGGCGGCGCTGGCGGAGCCTCCGGCGGCGAGGGCACCGTAGGCGGCCAGAGCTACTTCAACAGCTCCGGCACCATCCAGGCGGACGGCGGCCAGCCCGGTCATGCGGCTGGCACCACCGGCAGTGGCGGCTCGGGCAATACGCACTCCGGCGGGCACGGCGGTTCCGGGACCACCGGCAACAAGGGCGGCGGTGGTGGCGGCGGGGCCTCTATCGACGGCGGTGGCGGCAACGGCACCGACTCGGCCGGCGGCGGCGCTGGCGGTAATGGCGGCTCCGGCAACGGCACCATCAACGGCGGCGGCCACGGCGGTGACGGCGGCTCCTCGGCCCAGGGGGCGCGCAATGGCGCCGATGGCGCCCCGACCGGTGCCGGCGGTGGCGGGGCGTATACGAGGCAGTTTGGCGCGACCCCCAGCGGCGGTGGCGGTGGCCGCGGGAAGGTGTGGCTGTTCTGGTCCGAGACGGTGACCATGGACCCGCCGGACGCAGGCATCGGCGGCGGTGGCGGGTCCTCCGGCGGGAGCGCTTCGGCTGGCAACGATGGCGACGTTGAGCTTGGCGGAGCTGCTGTCACCGGCGGTGGTCCGGGCGGCGGGACTCTCGCAGGCAGCTCGTTTATGGCGGCACCGTCCTCCACTCCCGGTGGCGGCGGAGGTGGGTACGACTCGCTCGGGAATGCTGCTGCTGGCGCCCAGGGCCTGATCACCCTGTCCTACGCACCGGCTGGCAGCGGGTCCAGCACGACGGCGGCGAATGTGCTGCGCTTCGTCCTGCACACCCCGGACGGCGGCGACACCGATGGTGGCGTGGTCGCGCAGATGGAGACCACCGGCACGATCGCCTACATCCAGGTGATCTACAACGTGGCGAACGCGGGCAGCCTCACCCTCTCCGGCTTCAGTGGCGCTGGTGCGCAGCTGTTCACCACCGGGGAAGTCGCCTTCGGCTGCGATAACCAGTACCTGCTCGTCTCGGCTGAGCTGACACCCTCAGGCAGCAACATCGCCTACACCCTGACCGGTATCTTCGCCGGGCAGACGGTGGCAGCAGCCACCTCGTCTGGCACACTCACTGCGGCCACCCTCGGTGACGCCTTCGTGGTGATCATGGACCCCAACGGGGACATGGCCAGTGCTACCTGGGCACATGCTGCCATCCAGGAGAGTGGCTACGATCCGGTCACCAGCCTCGCTGGCCCGCTGGCCGCCTACGCCGGCGAGACCGCGTCGCAGCGGTTCACCCGGATCTGCACCGAGCAGAACATTCCCTTCTCGGTGATCGACGCCGGCGTGACTGACACCACTGCACTGGTCGGGCCCCAGCTGCCAGTGAAGGTGCCCCAGATCCTGCAGGACTGCGAGGATGCTGACCGCGGGCTGATCTTCGAGACCCGTGACGCTCTCGGCATGGCCTACCGGACCCGCAGCAGCCTGTACGCCCAGGCGGCGGCCATGCAACTCGACTACGGCGCTGGCGAGCTGGGCTTCCCGCTGCAGCCCACTGATGATGACCAGCTGCTCCGCAACGACGTCACGATCAGCCGGCCCAGCGGTTCCTCCGCAGAGTTCCAGGTGACGTCCGGGACGCTCTCGATCCAGGACCCGCCCGCCGGCGTCGGCCCGTACACCTTCAGCCAGAGCATCAACGTGGACAGCGACGAGCAGCTCGAAGACCTGGCCAGCTGGATTACGTTCATCGGCACAGTGGACCAGCTCCGGTATCCCGTCGTCTACGTGGACCTGGCCCGCGCCGAGATCGGCACGGACTTCGCTGACGTCGTTAACGCGGACATCGGCGACTATCTCCAGGTGGTGAACACCGGGGACGCGCCGCTGCCACCGGGTGACATCCGGCAGCTGGTCTACGGCTACACCGAGGAACTCAATGCCTACACCTGGACACTCAGCATGAACTGCGTGCCAGAGAGCCCGTATGAGATCGCCCAGGCCGGGGACTGCCGGGCTGACACGGACGGCTCCCAGCTGCACTCCGGCATCGGCAACGGCGACATCAGCTTTGCCGTGGACACGCCGGTACCGAACCAGCCGTGGGTGGACAGCACCGGCTACTCCGGGGAATTTCCCTTCGACATCATCGTCACCGGCGAGCGGATGACAGTCACCGGGATTGACGGGGCATCCTCGCCGCAGACGTTCACGGTAAGCCGCGGCGTCAACGGCGTGCAGAAGCCGCACAACGCCGGCGAATCCGTGAACCTTTACCAGCCAGCGATAACCGCCCTGTAAGGAGGCAGCAATGGGACAGGCGCTCATCCTCGCCGGGCAGACAATCACGCCGGCGGTGCTCAACCGGATCTACGGCACCGCCGACACAACGAGCCATACGGTAAATAACACAACGTTTGCGAACCTCTCCAGCTCGTACACCATCCCTGGTGGCGACCCGCTCGCTGGGACCGCATACCGGCTGACCGTCTTCGGCAATGGCAGCTGGGGATCGACGCAGCAGATCCTGACGGTGGCCGCCACGCTGGCCGGCACGAACATCGGCACCACCCCGCAGATCGCCTCCACGGCGCTGGCCGCCTCGGCGGCGTTCGACTTCGAGTTCATCATCAAGATCGTCTGCGTGAGCCCCGGATCGTCAGCCACCTGGCGGGCAGCAATCAGCGGCAGCGTCACCGAGACCGCGAACGCGATCCTGCCAGGCACTGCAGCCGACAACACGGTGGGCCTGAACGGCTGCACCCACTCGGCGATCACCCGGGACTCGACTGCGGACAACGCCTTCGTCATCCAGGCCAAGTGGGCCTCGGCCACCGGGGCGCCCACCCTCACCTCACTGGCGACGATCTTCGAGAAGGTCAACTAGAGGGGCTGGTGGTCCACGATCTCGATCAGCGCCTCGACTAGCTCGTTCTCGCTGCCCTGGTTGATGACTTTCGATACGTCCTCTGAGCCCCACGGCCGGGCGCACCAGACGGGACCGCCGACGACCCGGTTCACGACCCAGATCTGATGGCTGGGGAACTCGCGCTCGATGATCTTGATCCTCAGCGTCTGCTCGCTGGAGTACATGGTGACCCTCGCTGTGGCCGGCTGTGTCGATAGCGAGTGTAGACCGGGTGATACATGGACGGCTATGGCACACACGGACTGCCCCGGTAGAGCTACACGATCATGGTCACGTACGGTGATCATGTGAGTCTTGATCCACTGGGTGAGCGACCGCTGTACCTGCAGCTAAGCGACCTGCTGCGGTCGCAGATTCTCGACGGCACTCTCCAGCCAGGCCGGCCAGTGCCGAGCCTCGTCCAGCTGATGGGCCAGTACCAGGTCGCACGCGGCACCGCAGCGAAGGCCGTCCAGGTGCTCGTACAGGAAGGCCTGGCGCGCATCGTGCCCGGCAAAGGCGCCTACGTGCTACCGCAGGACCAGCGCCCGTAGCTGCTCGATCAGCAGCGGCCACGTCACCTCAGGCGCCCGGCTGATCTCGTAGAGATGCTTCGCCTTGTCCTGAAGATCGGCAGAGCTAAACCTATTGCTTGAGTCATGGGTTTGTACTGTGCGTAGTACCTTCGCCGCTGATCGTAGATCGCCACAAGTACCTCTACCACGAGCAGAACTGGTCCCAGGTGAAGATCGCCGGGATGCTGGGGGTGAGCCAGAAGACCGTAAGTAAGGACATCAATATACCCGGGTATAAAGATGACGAGGCTCCGCCGGCTACCTCACGTGTGCCTGGCCAGGCTGGGCAAACCGGGAAGCGGCTCACTGAACAGGAGAAGACGGAGATCGCCAGGGCTAAAGCGTTTGCTGCAAACGGTTTAGTTGTCTGAGTGATACAAATCACATTCGGAGGTATCTGCCCAGGTGAGACCACGTATCCCTAACAACATGCAGTCAGAACTGTGTGTGGTTAGGGATACGATCGGGGACATGACCACGATCACCAGCACAGACCAGGCCAGAGCCGCCGCTTACCAGCGGGTTTCCTCTGGAGACCAGAGCATCGAGCGCCAGAACACGGCCAATCGCGAGGCTGCCAGTCGGCACGGCTGGGCACTCACCGAGTACGCGGACAGCCTGAGCGCATCGCGCTTCGCCGGCAGCAAAGGCGGCGCCAGTCGCGCGGACTGGCAGCGGCTGCGGGCCGATATAGCCGATGGGCAGATCGACGTGCTGGTGCTCTGGGAGTCTTCCCGTGGTGACCGCCAGCTGGCCGGCTGGGCCACGCTACTGGACACCTGCCGCCGGTTCGGGGTCCTGATCTACGTCACCAACGAGGACTACACCTACGACGTCACCAAGGCGCGCGACTGGAAGGCGCTGGCCGAGGCCGGCATCGCCAGCGCGATGGAGTCGGAGATGATCAGCGTGCGCGTCAAGAGCGGCAAAGAGGATGGCCGCGTGGCTGGCCGGCCACAGGGCAGCGTCGCATGGGGTCTGGTCCGCAGCTGGGACCCGTCCAAGCCCAAGCGGAACTGGATGGCCGACGAGCCGCACCCCGATCACGCGCCAACCGTCCGCCGCATCATCCTGGCCGCAGGGGACGGAGACGGCTGGTCTGCGATCGCCGCAGCGCTGAACGCTGATGGCATCACCGCGCCGAAGGGCGGCCAGTGGTGGCCGGCCAGCGTGCAGAGGATCGCGGGCAACCCGGTCTATGCGCAGTTCGGTGTCGTGACCGAGGGCGAGAGCATGAAGGCCCGCGCCCGGCTGGCCGACCCGGCACGCAAAGGTGAGCGGCCCGCCCGGATGACCTACCGCTACTCAGGCGCCATGCGCTGCGGCAGCTGCGGCGACATCATCCGGGGACGCCTGCTGCCCAGCGGCCGGACCGACTACTACTGCCCGGCCAACCACGGCGGCAGCCGGTGGGCCAACAGCGGCAACTCGGTCCCGTGCGCCGAAGCGGACGCCTACCTGGACGGCCTGGCGGTGGAGTTCATCACCACCCGCGCGGCGGAGCTGGTCACCTCAGCAGACGACAGCGCAGCGGCCCGCTGGAGCACCGAGGCGGCCGGCTACCGGACCCAGATGGCCGAGGCGGCGGCATCCTTCGCCGCAGGGCGGATCGACATGGCGCAGCTGGAAGTGGTCACGGCCACGCTGAAGCCGAAGGCCGAGGCTGCCGAGGCGAAGGCAAAGGATGCGGCACTCCCGGGTGCGCTGTCCGGGCTGCCGGATGAGACCCAGGCTGTCGTGGCCGCGCGCTGGAACTCACTGACGCTGGCCGCGCGGAAGGCCGCGCTGCGGGTGATCATGCCGGCCGCGACCCTGCAGCCAGGCCGCGGAGCGCCCGTGACTGAGCGCGTCATCCCGTGGCCCGAGAACGCCTGAGAGATACCCAGTGTGCCTCTGAAGGTACGTTCGAGATACTGCCTCTGAGCTGGTCTTTTAGCTTGACTTTGGCTGCACAGAACCCTTAGCCTTGCTAATAGTTACACCGGGCCTGACGGGCTCGCGGAACCCCCGTTGGCAGTAGCCATGAACGAGACGGGCACTTAAGCACCCATCACCTGCATCGCAGAGTGCGCCCGTATCCCTGATGGGAACCCAGTGGCACTCAGTACCGCCCAGGCGCGCGGACGCCTAGGGCAGGCCGTACGCCGGCACCCGGAGAACATCGAACTGGTTGAGCGGGCCAGGCTCGAACTGGCCGAGGCGACAGTCGCCGCAGCCATCAAGCGAGCTGTCCAGAACGCGCCATCGCTGACCGACGAAGCATATGAGCGCCTCGGCCTGCTGCTGCGCCCGGTCCGTGATGCGGCATGACCGGCCAGAAGATCACGGCCCAGTCGCTGATCGAGCAGGCGGATGCCGTTGACTCGGCCCAGCCTGACGTGGCCGCGTTCCTTATCCGCTGGACGGGCCGGTATTCCGAGCGGAACCTGAAGCTGCTCTGGCTCCAGCGGGCCACCGCCACGTCACTGCACGCCTATAACGGATGGCTGCAGGCTGGCCGGAAAGTCCGCTCGGGCGAGAAGGCCATCCGGATGGTGGCGCCCCACACCAGGACCGACCCGGATCGCGCCACTGAGAAGAACCCGGACGGCACCGTCATCACCAGGATGCGGGTCATCTGCCTGTTCGACATCTCGCAGACGGACCCGGTCGGGGAGGCGACGCCATGACGGCCTGGAGCGGGAGCTGGTTCGGGGAGGACAAGGAACGCCAGGCCGACATGGTCTGGGGCAAGAAGAACCCCGACATCCCGCTGTGGATCGCGCTGAACGGCAGCGTCGTTTACTACCGGGAAGCCGCCTGGGCTTGGAAGAGCGGATACCGCTACACGGGGGTTATCCGGGAAGTCCCGGTCGTGAAGTGGACACCGAAACGGATCTGGTTCCGGCTGTCCGACACGAAGCGGGGGGGCAAGTACACCCTCTACTACGCCGAGCGGCGGATCTTTGAACGGGCCGGTATTGCACGCATCTCCGGTGGCGGCTCCTACGGCGATATCTGCTGGAACCGCGACTTCAGCCGGGGCCGTGAGATATGAGCGCCCAGGAGCTGGCCCTGCATCACTGCCTCGAATGCGCCTACCAGGCCGGCCTGCGAGACGGTCGCGCCGAAGCGGCAGTCGCCATAGCGGAGATCGAAGAGAAGCACCAGCAGATCGCGTGGTGGCGCACCTGGACCGCCCGCCAGCGCCAGCTGCAGCAGCCGCCCGACGTCCGGATGGCCAAGGCCATGTGCCAGATCAGGAACGACATGGACTTCGCCAGGGACGCCAGGGCCAAGCGTCGCGGCCGGAGCCCGATGGAGAGCGCGGTGGTCGGTGACCTCGTTCTCGGTGACCCGGGTGATGCCGCATGAGCCGGGACGACGACGACGAAGCCTTCGAGGCCCTCGTCCAGGAAGGTGATCAGTACTCCGCTCCGGCCATCGTGTCGCCGCATCTCAGCCGGCTCGACCAGCTGCGGGCTGCCCTGCTCACCAGTGCGGCGCTCGACTCACTACCGGAGCCGCTCCCGCTGATCAACGACTGGCTGTACCAGGACGGCCTGGTCTGGCTGCACGGCAAGCGGGCCAGCGGGAAGTCGTTCGTAGCACTCGATATGGCCGGGTGCGTAGCGTGCGGTATCCCGTGGCACGGCCGTCTCGTCGCAGAGTCCGCGGTGCTGTACGTGTACCTCGAAGGCGTCCCGGGCCTGAAGCAGCGGGTGAGGGCATGGGAGTCGTCCATGGGAATGGACATGAAGGTCACGTTCCTGCCCGCCGGGATCAGGATCATCCCGGACGCCGCACCGCTCGGCCAGATCGCGGTGGACATGGGCGCCAAGCTCGTGGTGATTGACACTCAGGCGCGGGCTGCCAGCGGACTGGACGAGAACTCCAGCAAGGACATGAGTCTCTTGGTGGACGCGGCCGACTCGATCCGCGCGGTCACCGGAGCGTGCGTGATGCTCGTCCACCACGAGCCCCGGAACGCGGACAATCCCCGGGGTTCGACGGCCATCGAGGGCGCCGCGTCCACTCTCATCCGGGCCGAGAAAGACGGCGACCAGGTGACTTTGTCCAACACTAAGCAAAAGGATGCCCCTGAGCAGCCTCAGTGCTACTTCCGTCTCGTTCCTGCAGGTCAGAGCGCCGTAATTGTGGAGTCTCACCGAGTCTCACCCGATTTCGGCCAAATGGGCACTTTCAACGACTCTGAAACGACTCTCCTGACGGCGATGCGAGACTGCCTTGAGACTGGCGAAGGTGCCTCGGTAACCCGTCTCATGGAGGTCTCCGGACTGACCAAGGCGACCTTCTATCGGGCCAAGAAACACCTGGTAGAAGCCGGAAAGATCTGCAACATCGGGACCGTCAACAGTCCTCGTTACTGCCTGGTAGCTCTCGGCCAGCAGATGCTTCAGTCTCATGAAGTCTCACCGAGTCTCACTCAGTCTCATGATCACGGGCCAGGCGTGGTCTCAGTCTCACGACCTATAGGGACGGTAGGTCGTGAGACTGAGACCCCTGGCGAGACCAAAACGAGGCCCCGGCCGTGACTAAAACCCGGGTTCGCAAGGCCCGCTCGGAAACCTGCTGCGGCTACTGCGGATCACCCATCCGCGTACATCAGCTCATCGCCCTCGTCGGCGCGATCTGGGTTCACGCCGACCTCCGCAAGTACGACTGCCTCATCAAGATCAGGAGCGAGGCATGAGTCCGTCCACCGTGTACCAGAAGATGCCGGCCAAGCCAGGGAACTGGGAACCGGCGATCCGCGAGTACATGGCCTACTGCCACCGGATCAGGCTGGCCGGCCTGCGGCTGAAGCCGAAGTATCACCCGACTGCCGAAGGCGCCGTGAAAATGATCGCCCACCACGACGACAAGGATCAGGCGAAGGAGATCAAGAAAATCTTCACCGAGGTGGCCGCGCGGAATCTGGAGGCAGCGTCATGACGCGCCTGGTTCCTCCGCTGATCACCGCAGCACTGGATGCCTGGGACGAAGTTGAGTCGCTGCGGCGCGAAGCCCGGCTGGCCCTCGCGCTGCAGGACAGCCTGATCGGCCTGAAGCAAGCCGCCGACGCGTGCGACGCCTACAGCCGGTCGTATGAGCGCGCGGTCCAGATCCAGCGCCTGGCCGATCAGGATGCGGACGGCTACAACGTCTGGGAAGGCGTGGCATGAACATCACGGCTGTGATCTGGGTGCTGCTGGCCACCCTGCTGGTGGTCTTCGTCTTCCTCTACCTCAACCAGGCAGGAGCGATCTGATGATGCCCTATTCACGCACCGGCTACGGCCCGCGCACCTCGATGTGGGACTCGCCCGGAGCGTTCATCGTGGCGCTCATGCGGCACACCACCTTCGACTACGAGTCCGGCTGCTACATCTACGAGTCCGGATCGGTAACCCAGGCCGGCTACCGCCAGATTCACAAGCCGATGGTGAACGGCAAGCGCACCGGCAAGGCGTACGTGCACCGCGCCGCCCACGAGGTGTTCAATGGCCCGCTGAACCCGGGTGAGGAAGTCGATCACGTCAGGGATAAGGGCTGCAGCAATCCGGCCTGCTGGCGCCCGGCTCACCTTGAACCGTGCACCCACAAAGAGAACATGCGGCGCCTCGTTGTAGCCAGGAGGGCGGCGTCATGACCGCCGATGAGAACGACCTCAAGTGCATGGTCTGCAACCCGGAACCGCGGACCGAAGACGACTACGCATGGATCTGCAAGACCTGCAGGCCCGTGCTCGCCGAGGAACTAGCCGTGCTCCGCGCCAAGATCATCCTCGGCAAGATGGACCTGGACAGCGGCGATGGCCGGTACTTCAAAGTCCTGTCACTGCTGCGCATCGTGGGGTGCTTCTGATGGCCTGCGACTGCGCTGACACCCGGGTGTTCGGCTGTGTGTGCTACATCCGGGACGCCATGCGGAACGCCATACCGGAGAAGTACCAGCGCGTGGCCGTCGATCCGGTGACCCGGCTCACGGCAGAGCACAGCGCGTTGGCCCGGTGGCTGCGGGAACAGACAGCGGATGCCTAGCGAAGGATGGAAGAACGGGTCAACCCGGGCATGGCGTAAGACACGCCAGGCCGTGCTCGACCGTGACCGGCACCGGTGCCAGCTCAGACTGGATGGATGCACCACCATGGCCACGTGTGTGCACCACCTGTACGGCAAGGCAGCAGGTGACGACCCGAAGTATCTGGTCGCATCGTGTATGCACTGCAACCTGAAGATCGGTGACCCGGTTGGCAAGGATCCAGTTCACCAACCGAAGACATCGTGGTAATAGAGATGTCAATACAATTGGCAATCAATTATAGATATGCTAATTGATATAGATATGTTGTTACTTATTTAGGGATGTCTTTATTTAGGTAGGTTAATTTAGGCAGGATTTAGAATGTCACCATCCGTGACATCTTGGGGTGGTGGCCGCAGCCGGGACGAGGGCCGGGGTGGTGGAGTTCCTGCAGGTCAGGATGGTGGACGGTCGATCGTTAGCGGCGCTAACGATCTAATCCGGAGTACCTGCAGGTCAGGGGCCTGTAATGTCCAGCGACCGCACCTCCCGGCCAGAGCCAGCCGGGGTGAATTTCCCCCTCCTGAAAATTCCTGGGTTTCATGATCAACTTTTGCCGTCACGCTGCGTGACGTAGCCCGGTACTGTGAATCATGCACTGCTTCAGT